TTTTTAACTACAAATTTAGTATATTTTTTATTATAAGGTCCAAATTCATTCATACCATACTACCTTATACTTTAATTGTTATTGTTACATTTTTTTCATTATTATCTTTTGTAGTTTGAATTTCTGGAATTTTAACCTCTTGTTGCTTATTAGTTGCAATCATTTGAGCCATAGTTTCAAGCATTTTATTCATCATTTGTTCATAACCAAATTTTGGCAATTCAGATGGTGCTGAAATTGGAGGAGAGGTAACAATTATATTTGACAATAAATCATCTTTTCTTAAAATTACATTTGTTAAATCATCAAAAGACATTGACATTAAATTTTCTGGAGTTAATCTGTATCTTACATATAACAATTCTTCTAAATATGCTAAACTTGCCATTGAAGGTTGCACATCACTAAAATCATCACCATTTTCATTAGTCTTTAAACCTTTAGTAATAGCAGATTCTAAAATTCTAGTATAAGAATCTTGCCATTCTGGTTCTCTTCCATATTTAATTTTTAATGGTTCCAAAACTGAATTTAACTTTTTAAATGCTTCAATTTTATTTGCAATTTCATCAGAAATAAATTTTTCACTTCTATGATAATTTTGCAAACCTCTACGTGGAATATAATCAGTTTCTTGATTAATTCTACGAGTATCAAATGCAACTTTTACCAATTCTGTTGGTAAAATAGTAGATAATGCTTGTTTGCGAACAGTTTGCATATTCTTTCTTGAAGAAACATTTTTGCTACTGCTAGCTATTAAGTCATAGATTTCGGTAATATCATCTATTTTCATTAAAAAGCTTTCGGTTAATTCTCACAGCATTATATCAAAATATCGCCCTATTATAATATAATTTATAATTTGTATTATTTGCTTGACTGCCAATTTATAAGATATACACTGCTTCGATGGAAAGTGTCATGAATTTAAAAAATAAAATTAATCCAAAAGCTATTGAAATTTGTTCTATTTTACAAAAACATAATTACCAAGCTTATATTGTTGGTGGTTGTGTTAGAGATTTGCTTTTAAATGAAAATCCAAAAGATTGGGACATAACAACAGATGCAAAACCAGAAAAAGTTTTGGAAATTTTTCCAAAAACTTATGCAACTGGTCTTAAACATGGAACAATTACTGTTTCAATGGGCGAAGGTGTTGAAAATCATTTTGAAGTTACCACTTTTAGAGTTGAAGGTAAGTACTTAGATGGAAGACGACCAGAAGAAGTTGTTTTTGTCAATAATATTATTGATGATTTATCAAGAAGAGATTTAACAATCAATGCAATTGCTTATGATCCAATTTCTAATGTTATTTTAGATCCATTTAATGGTAAAAAAGACATAGAGAACAGAATTATTAGAGCTGTTGGAAATGCAAATGAAAGATTTAAAGAAGATGGTCTTAGAATAATGCGTGCTGCCAGATTTGCGGCACGGTTTCATTATGAAATTGATAAATTTACACTTAATGCAATGAAAAATAACATTAATACTCTATTAAAAGTATCAAAAGAACGCATTAAGGATGAATTATGCAAAATTTTAATGACAAATAACCCTTATTATGGAATGCATTTGCTTGAAAGCACTGGAATTTTACAAGAAATAATTCCAATTTTAAAATCAAATTCACCAACAACTCATTTTTTGAAAAATTTAGATTTTTGTAATAAACATTTAGAGACAAGAGTTGCTTGTTTATTTGTAAATGTTAAACATTCTTTATTAAAAGAACAATTAGTATCTCTTAAATTTTCAAATTCTGAAATTAAATCAATTCTATTTTTATCTGAAATGTTTGAAAAAATTGAAAATTTTCTAAAGCATACAGATAAAAATAATTATAAACAATTTATAGCATTTGTTAAAAACAACTCACCATACGCATGGGATTTGACTTTAACACATTTTATAAATTTATCTGAGGCGATAGAACACCATATTTCAGACAAGTTATTAAGTTTCAAAGATGAAATTGTTTGGAGTCGCAAAGAATTACAAATTAATGGAAATGATTTAATGGAACTTGGAATAAAACCTGGACCAGAATTAAAAAAGATTTTGGATAAATGTTATGAAGAAATTTTAATTTCTCCAGAAAAAAATACAAAAGAACAATTATTAAAAATAATAAAGGAATAATAAAATTGACAAAAAGAACAGAAGAAGAAATACAAAATATATGTAATGATTATAAATCTGGATTATCTTTGGATAATTTAATTAAGAAATATAAAATTTCCGGCAAAACTCTTAATAAATTGCTAAGTTCCAAAAATATAATTAAAAGAACTCCATCAGAAATAAATCGTGTTTCTAGTAGAAAATATCCAATTAATGAACATGCATTGGATGATATGCATTTAGTAAAAAATATGTGGTTTCTTGGATGGTTTTTATCTGATGGATGTCTTAAAACATATAGAAATTCTTATACTTTATCTTTTGGTCTACATCAAAAAGATAAAGTAGTATTACATCATATAAGTAATATATTTTATACAGACAAAGAAAACCATGTACACTTAAATACTGTAAAAAATGTAAAAAGAAAAAAAGAATATTTACAGGCTAACTTGAATATTAATAGTTATTTATTGGGTAAAAAATTAAAAGAAATTGGAATTCATGAAAGGAAAAGTTTAAATTCTGAATACCCAAAAATTATAAAAGATTTACCTATAGATCAACAATATGCTTTTATTTGGGGAATATATGAAGGAGATGGTGGTTTATACTTTAGTAAAAGACAGCATAAAACAAAACAAGATTATTTACGCGCACAAATAAAAATATGTGGAACTAAAGATGTTTGTGATAACATAGCATATATAATAAAAAATCATCTTAATATAAATAGCCCGGTCTATAATCAATTAAATATTTGCATATTAAATATAAATAATAATAAACAAGTTAGAAAATTTCTTGACTGGATTTATCAGGATGTAAATAGTGGTGCCGCCGATTATTTCTTGCCAAGGAAATATGAAAGATATTTAGATTTGTGCAAATATATAGATGAAGGCATTATGCCAGAAAAACTTACTTATGATAAATAATACAAAAAGCCACCGAAAGGTGGCTTTTTTCTTTTAAACTTTATCTCTAAATCAATCATTGCCAGTAATAATAAATAAAAATAAAGCCAGATTTCTCTGGCTTTATTTATTAAACTTTATAGCTAGTTGCTAATTAATATCAATTATTCAACAACAACGCTTTTTCTTCCAGCTGCAACGCCTCTTGGATTGACGATTGCAAGACCGATGATTTCAGAAACAACCCAACCTAATTTAAGTTGTTTTGGTTCATCTGCTGGTAATACTTCGATGTCTTGACGAATTGGCATGACCCCGACGAACTCTGGATCGGCGCAGCCATAGATCGTTCCGGGAGGAACGATCTTGGAAACCATGATGTCAGTACCCCAAATATGAGCATAAAGACCAGTTTGAAGGACTTCACGCATAGTGACAGGATCAAAATCTCCACCACCAGTTCCTTGTCCACCACCTGATCCCCACTTCAAGATATCAGTGAACTCATTGATGTTCATGAAGTACTTGGTTGTAACTAAGTCCCAACGATCAATTTGTTGTTTGATTTCTACTAAGTCTCTCTTCAAAAGACCTGCGTCTGCAATGTCAGTTAAAGTGTTTTCTACTGAAGCTGCTGCATCAAGAGCTGCGAAAACGTTAGCATCTTCTTGTGCCATAATTTCTTGACGAGCCTTTTGAACTGCTCTGTCAATAACGTTGAATCTACGACGTTTGACTTCTGCAATTCTTACAGTTGGGTTTGCAAAGATTTCAAATTCTGGAACTACAACGCGATCACCAAATACTCTTGATTCTGGACCTGTACCATTGCTTGAAATAACAACTGCTGCAACATCGATATCTCTATCGTAGGTTGGCATTGCACCTTGTGGAAGAGGATCAACAACTAATGCTCTACGTGCAATTCCGTGGTAATCTAAGTTTCTACGGATTGGATTTGCCATTGCTTGTGCAAGTGCAATTTTGCCGTCTTGAGTCATGATAGCACGTGAAATTAATTCATCACGTTTGTCATCACTTAATGCAGTTTGTCCTGCAAGACCCATATTTGATGGTGTATTTTCTTCAAGAATTGATGCATATTTTACAAGAGTTGTTAATGCATCTTT